ATGAAAAAATCACTCGTGCTAGTTATGTTTCTTTTCTCAGCTTGTGTTACTGCGAGTAATGACCTAGATCTATATGATAATCAAGGCAACGCCGTCGTTTATATTTCACTTGATGACGAGTTGACTTTATATAGTTGGGAGGGTGAACCAAGCGCCTACCTTAAACATAACCAGAACAATGAGTTTGATGTTTATGGATTCAATGGGAATCATTTAGGCTGGTTTACTAATGGTATGTTGATTGATCACGATGGCTATGTTGCCTGTGCAGTAAAAGACATGGTTACCACACCTAATTTGCCATCACTTAAATCACTTAAGAGCCTCAAGCCTCTAAAATCGCTAACGGAACTTCCCCCTCTTTTCCCGCTGCTAAAAAATGCCTTTGGTCAGACAAATTGTTCTTTGTTAGTAGCTTCAGGTGTTGCATAAATCCACAACGGATGCATTTCTTGAAAGGGATGCCCCTCCAGAGGATAAAATGCTTACGGTATCCGCTCCTGACACGGAGCGGACCAATCAGGTGGTTGTAAGGTCCGCTATGAGCAAGAAGCGGAAGTTGGCAGTTTTGTGGACTGTCCCCACAAAAGTGACTACAGAAATAGTTGCAATTCATAATTGATCATGGGTTGTCAGTTAAACTCGTGGCGATTTAAATAGACTAATTGGGAGTGCGTCCATTACTTATATCTTGTAATGTTAACTATCAGAAATGATACAAAGATAATATGTCTTTAAAGAAAAGGCTGATGGCGAAAAGTGGCCCGATGAGGGCCACAATACGGCTGTCACTTAGACGTAAATATCAATGGTGCCAGCGGTATTTGTATCGTCTTTTTTCTCTTCTTTTTTATCAGGCTGAACTGTCGCGTCTTCATTCTTTTTCTCTGCCTGCTGCCTTAACAACTGCTCCAGTTGAGCCCTGAGGCTTTCAATTTGCTTCTGTACCAATGCAGCCATTTCTTTTTTCTGCTGTGTCGTCATCCCCTCTTCCGATGAGATTTTCCCAAGCTTTTCAGTCAGCACCTGAATTTGTCTTGTGATTTTGGCTATTTCTGATGTTCCTTCCGGGGCGGAGTTGTTTGAAATAACGGTTGAGGTATTTCCCTGAATTGTGACAGACATAGATTTCTCCTTTTAAAAAAGCACTATCGGCATGCACAAAAAAATCTTTAATCGTATTTCTTGTGTCATTAATTGTTTGATGTTCAGATTGTTTTCCTCGCGGGCTGGCGCGCCTCAGAAAGTAAAGCTTGTTGACAGGGGTAAACGTTCGGCAATAATTTTCTGCCGCATGCGGGTGTTGCATAAAACGTGCTACGTTCCTTTATCGACAAGTCAGGTCACCGCTCACCCGCCGACGAGAAAGCAACACTGACATGCTAAAGCAAAAAATAGATGAATAAGTTGAGTTGTGCATATGTAGCCTGACCGTCACAAAGTATATGGTGTCTGTACCAGTAAGATGATGGCCGGACTCTTTAAAAACGAGCTGACCTGCACAATACAGGATGGACTTAGCAATGGCTGCTCCTGGCACATAGCAGACCAGAGACACTGGCGTAAAGCCATGGAGGATCGGTGGGAGGAGGTAAAAATCCTCTCATGCAAAAAATACGCAAAATCGATAACAGTTGGAAATCATTCAATACTCGCACTATCGAAAGTTCACCAGCCAGCCGCAGCACGTTCCTGCATACGACGTGTCTGCGGCTCTACCATATCTCCTATGAGCAACGTGTTAGCAGAGCCAAGCCACAACTCTAATTTTAATACATAATGAATGATAATAATAATATTAAAAATTTCCTGTGTAACTAATTTACTATATGGTTTCTGATAAGAATCATTGCAAAGATCAAACAACTTGTATTACATTGACAGTTAAGCAGTTAATTTTATCACCTCTAAAATATATCAGCATCTAGCATGCAACCTATCAAAATGGAGAGTTTTATGACTAAAAAACCATGGGAAAGAAGACTTAAAGATTTATCGCACTTGCTCAAATGCTGCATTGATACATATTTTGACCCTGAATTATTCCGCTTGAATTTGAATCAATTCCTCCAAACCGCAAGAACAGTAACATTTATTATTCAAAAAACAAAAACCAGATTATAGGATATGACATTTGGTATAACAATAATGTTATTGAAAAATGGAAAAATGATCCATTAATGGCTTGGGCTAAAAATTCTCGCAATACGATAGAAAAACAAGGCGATTTAGAAATGTATAGCGAGGCAAAGGCTACTCTTATTTCATCTTACATTGAAGAAAATGACATTGAGTTTATTACAAATGAAAGTATGTTAAACATTGGTATAAAAAGTTAGTCAGACTTGCACAAAAGAAATTACCTTCATATTTAACTGAATCATCTATTATTAAATCAGAAAGACGATGGGTCGCTAATACGCTAAAAGATTACGAATTATTACATGCCTTAGCTATAATCTATGGCAGAATGTATAACTGCTGTAACTCTCTTGGCATACAAATAAACAATCCAATGGGTGACGATGTGATTTCGCCAACATCATTCGACTCTTTATTTGATGAAGCCAGGAGAATAACTTATTTAAAATTAAAAGATTACTCCATAAGCAAATTGTCATTTAGCATGATACAATATGACAATAAAATAATTCCTGAAGATATTAAAGAGCGTCTAAAACTGGTAGATAAGCCTAAAAATATCACTTCGACAGAAGAGTTAGTTGACTATACAGCCAAGCTTGCAGAAACGACTTTTTTAAAGGACGGTTATCACATTCAAACATTAATTTTTTATGATAAACAATTCCATCCAATTGATTTAATCAATACAACATTTGAAGATCAAGCAGATAAATATATTTTTTGGCGTTATGCAGCTGACAGAGCCAAAATAACAAATGCCTATGGCTTCATTTGGATATCAGAGCTATGGCTCAGAAAAGCAAGCATCTACTCCAATAAACCAATACATACAATGCCAATTATAGATGAAAGACTTCAGGTAATTGGAATTGATTCAAATAATAATCAAAAATGTATTTCATGGAAAATAGTTAGAGAAAACGAAGAAAAAAACCGACTTTAGAAATATCAACAGCAGACTCAAAACATGACGAAAAACCATATTTCATGCGTTCAGTCTTAAAAGCAATTGGCGGTGATGTAAACACTATGAACAATTGAGTCATAGAACTTCCATTATTCTCCTGAAGATAATAATCGCCAAATAAACCAATACTCAGCTTTACAATATACTAACCGCAGAACGTTATTTCATACAACGTTTCTGCGGCATATCACAAAACGATTACTCCATAACAGGGACAGCAGGCCACTCAATATCAGGTGCAGTTGATGTATCAACACGGTTCAGCAACACCCGATACTTCTTCCAGGCTTCCAGCAACGACGCCTCTTCTTCCGTTGCAATCTCCAGATCTACAGCATCCTGAAGCGGCGCTATATGCTCACTGGCTACCTGCATCAGGCTGTTTTTTGTTTCTTCCGCCTCCCGGATCCGGAACAGTTTTTCTGCTTCCGTATCCTTCACCCAGACTGTACCGTTCCACTTCTGAAACTCCCCTTCCGGGGATAACCAGGTGACATTTTCCGGTAATGAGCCGAGTTCAGAAATAAATAACGCGTCGCCGGAAGCCACGTCATAGACCGTTTTACCCCGATGGTCTTCAACGAGATGCCACGATGCCTCATCACTGTTGAAAACAGCCACAAAGCCAGCCGGAATATCTGGCGGTGCAATATCGGTACTGTTTGCTGGCAGACCTGTATGAGGCGGAATATATGCGTCACCTTCACCAATAAATTCATTAGTTCCGGCCAGCAGATTATAAATTGTTATGGTCCGTGGTTGTTCACTCATTCTGAATGCCATTATGCAAGCCTCACAATATAGTTAAATGCGATGTTTTTGACGGTGTTTTCCGCGTTACCAGCAGCGTTAACGGTGATGGTGTGTCCATGTGAACCAATCGCAACGGAGTGCGTATGAGCACCAATACCGACAGTATGTGCATGTGCGCCTGCGCTTGCAGCAGTGCCGGACAGCGAGTGGGTATGAGCACCATCTGATGATGTCTTCCCTGCATTACGAGTCTGGCCACTACCGCTTGTTGTGCTCATAATCCCCGCGCTTAGATTTGAAATCGCGGTATAACCATTAGGGAAAATGCTCGTGTTCGTGCCACCAAATGCACCGGAACTCTTGTGTTGGTGCGCACCGGCACTATTTGCTGTCCCGCTAATACTATGGGTATGTGCACCAGTGTTATTCGTGGATTTAGTGCCGTAATCAAACGATGATGTGGTTTTCGTCCCCAAATCCGTACTGGATGCGCTGGCGCTGTGGGTGTGCGATTTAATGCCGTCCTGTTCCTGAGACAATACGGCACGACCACTGGCGGGTTTGCCCTTAATCGTCCAGCCACGCATATCAGGGATCACGCCTGACGGATAAGCGGCTGCAAGTTTCGGGTAGGCAGATTTGTCAAAAGTCTGCCCCTGCATCAGGGCATAACCAGACGGAACGGTATCTGATGGCCACGGGATTGGTGCGCCGACTGGGTAGCTTTCTGGTGGAAGATTTTTCGAGGTATAAACTTCTGCCCAGCCTTCCTCAAAACCATAACCGTCTCTTGAAGAACGGTAGAACAGACCACCATTTCTGTAATGCGCCTTCATCTGCAGGGTCCGGCAACTTCCGACTCCGGTATAAAAGTTGGCAAGAATATAACTGTCGCCTGTTCTAGTTACATTGTAAGCACCAGATTCAGCATTCCACGGCACGCCACCATCAGCATCCGCATATGACCCTGTTGCCCTTCTTGCGAAAGCGGCAACATGCGCAGCGGTTAAAGTGATATCAGTAGAACCATCAAATGGAACACCGGATATTTTTCTTACCGTCTGAAGTTTTGTAGCAGTTGCAGCATTACCAGTGGTGTTCTGATTACCCGTAGTGTTTACACCTGGAAGGTTAATATTTGCAGAACCGTCGAAAACAACTCCACCGATAGATCTTGCCGTCTGCAATTTCGTGGCTGTAGCAGCATTTCCTGAAAGACTTGAAATAAATGGATGTGAACAGTAATAACCTCGTCCATTTTTAAAGTCCAAAATTATCTGTGCATTCGTACTTTCTGATAAAGGATCAGTTGCCCCCCACTTATAAGTGGTTTGACCAACTGCATAATCAGCCGTTGGAACAATCACATTTAATCCTTCCTCAGCAAAAATCTGGATAGGGAATGCTCTTGTCTCAACGTAAAATACACTACACAAATCATCATCTTTCACGCTTGCGATAATCGAGTGTATAGCTCGCTCAGCAGTAGAATATATTGAGAAAAAACCAGCCGCATATGAACCGCGATCAGACCAACCGCCAGGCATAACAAACCCATTAAATTCACAATTATTCATGGCGTATCCGCCAGCTGAGGAATAAGTGGTGATAACCACTCGTGAGGCTAATTCATCTGTGCCACCACCAGTTCGGCGAAAGACTACAGGATACCACTTACCGCTTACTGCATTTGCAGGAGCAGAGAAAGTGTATTTTCGCTTCCCCTTTTTCTTATCCACTTCACCTTTGCTGTAAACATTAATGTTACTCAGGAAGCGGCCCTTGTCTGGGATATCAGCGCCATTCTGATTCTTCGCCAATCGGCTATTCGCATTGTCATTCGCAGCTTTAACTGCCTTTGGAGTTGCAGCCAGTGATTCGCTGGTGCTATCGACAGCACTGCTAAGTTTCACAACACCTTTAGTTGTAAGGCTTGCGTCTTCCATCGCAACTGCACCGGCAATCTCTTCAGCACGATCAGCAGCAGCTTCCGCACGGGTCGCAGCGGATTCAGCAGCAGTTTTGCTCTGAGCTGCTGCCGTCGCACTGCCAGCTGCCTCTGTCGCCTTCGTGGATGCCGTCGTGGCGCTACCCTTCGCTGCTGACGCCTGTCTGGTCGCCTCATCTTTTGAAGCAGACGCAGATGATGCCGATGACGCTGCCGAACTGGCGGACGATGCGGCTGCCGTTTTTGAGGATTCTGCACGGGTTTCCGACGCTTTCGCGTTCGTTTCGGATGTCTTCGCTGCGGAAGCAGACTTCGCTGCTGCGCTGGCCTGTACAGCGGCTTCGCCAGCATTCGTTGTGGCTGTTGAAGCAGACGATGCAGCACTTTCTGCCGATTTTCCGGCGGCGGTGGCACTGGCTGAGGCCTGCCCGGCACTTGTTGACGCGGCACTGGCAGATAATGCAGCCGCTGTTTTTGAGCCTGCCGCAGCTGAGGCGCTCTGTCCCGCTGCCGTTTCAGAAGACCTGGCGTTCGTCTCGGACGTTTTTGCCGCCTTCGCAGAATTTGCTGCCGCCGTTGCCGAGGAAGCTGCGCTGCTGGCGCTCGAGGCGGCGCTCGTTTCTGATGATTTCGCTGCCTCTTTTGAGGCCGCCGCATCCCGGGCTGAGGTGGCAGCTTCTGACGCTTTCGTGGTCACGGTGGATGCAGAAGTGGCTGCAGATTTTTGTGACGCTGCAGCATTCGTTTCTGACGTTTTCGCCGCACCAGCACTGGTAGCCGCCGCGCTTTTTGAGGACTCTGCAGCGGCAGCACTTTTTGATGCTTCAGTAGCCTTTGTTGATGCCGTTCCTGCGCTGGAAGACGCTGACTGAGCCGACGTCTCGGCCTGCCCGGCTGATGTGCTGGCTGCACGTGCTGAGCCTGCAGCATCAGTCGCATGGGTTGCCGCCTCACGGGCTGATGTGCCGGCATCGCTGGCTGACTTCTTCGCGGCTGCCGTGTTCTGTGCCACCGCGGACGCGTTACGCGCCACCTCTTCCACCATCAGTTCAAAATGGTGCAGTGCCTCCGGACGGGCATCATCCTCCGTCATGGCACCGAGAAAATCATTCAGCGTACCGGGTCGGGAATCTTCATACACGGTGATGGTCCCGGCATGTGACGGCGGGAATCCTTCCACCAACAGAATAACGCTGTACTGACCGTACTCAACGTCCATGCTGTAACGCCCGGCTTCATCCGGATTTTCTGAGGCCAGCGTGTTCACCACCACCGTGGTGCTGTTACGTTTTGCTTTCAGCTGGATTGTGCAGTTCTGTACCGGTTTTCCTGTGCCGTCTTTCAGTACACCTGAAATCTTTACTGCCATATTCACCCCACAAAAAAGCCCGCCTGAACCGGCGGGCTGTCATAACACTGTGTTACCTGGCTAATCAGAATTTATAACCGACACCCATGATGAAACCGTCAGTGCGCCAGTCACCACTGCCGGAGCCTTCATAAGCAATATCAATGGCCACGGATTCGGTCGGGTTAAACTGCACGCCAGCTCCCCACGCCAGAGACGTGTTGCTGTGGCGACCGTCATCACTTCCGGTCAGCACGTCGTGCGTTTTCCCCTTGTTGTCAGTTACGCGGAGATAATCCCCGGAGAAAGTCGACACACGGCTGTAAGCCACACCCGCCATCGCATACGCGCTGAACCATTCATTCACGCGCACAGACGGCCCCGCCATCACGCTGAACCAGCGGTTACGAACGGAATCTTCATGCCAGCGGGTATCGCTGTAATGGGTCAGCTGGCGATTCTTGTCTCCTGCATAGCTGAATGACGTCACCATCCCCAGTGTGTCCGTAAACTCATAACGGTATTTCACGTTAATCCCGTTCAGATCATCGCTGCCGGGAACGTTCGTCGAGGCATGAAGATACCCCGCGCTCAGCGTGGACTGATGTTCAGATGCCCATGCAGGCGCACCGGATACGGCCAGACAAATGGCTGCGGAAAAAATGGCGGCATAAAGTTTACGCATAATTACCTCTCGCTTTTCTGCAATAAAAAAGGCACCATTTCTGGTGCCCTTATATGGGTTATAACAATTTCAACGAATACTGATGCCGGAAGCGGCTTTTTTGGTCACAATCACCGTACAGTCGGTGATATTACCTGCCCGCTGATTGCCTTTATGGAAAACCTTAAACTCCAGAGTGACGCTTCCCCTGCCACTCGGCATATCAATAACCGCACTGTAGCTACCGGGAATGGCCCCTTTAGTTTCTCTGGATGCGATTAATACACCGTTTTTGCGAACTTCAAAACCATAACCCGTGTATCTTGTACCTCCCGGGTTATTACCACTTCCCGGATCGCTATACGCTATTCCGTTAAAGATAATGGGCGGAATAATAATCTGACGGTCAAAGTTATGATCATCGCTGATGGTGACTGTAACCGTCCCGTTTGGTGTTTCCGTGTTACCCCACGTACCAGCCTGTTTCGGAAATGATTTGGATACAGCTTTAACGAAGTCACCTCTGACCTGAGTCGCCTCCAGCATGCCCTTAATCGTACAGTTTTCATTTACCGTGACATTGTTGAGCGTCCCGGCGTTCGCATTCACACTGCCACTGATATCCGCATTTTTAGCGGTCAGCTTTCCGTCCGGTGTCAGGGAAAATGCCGGTGGATTTCCACCGCTGGTAATGGTGGGGGCCGTCAGGCGTTTCAGGAACACGTCGTTCATGAATATCTGATCGCCCTGACCAACAAACATCGGTTTTGTGTTGCCATTCGCAGGATTAACCATCGCAATCCTGTCCGCCGCCAGCAGCACCTGACTCTGCATGCCGTCAGGGGTGTTCTCAATACCGGCACCAATACCCGCGATATAAAGGCGTCCGTCCTGCATCTGCTGCAGCTTCACAGCCCACATGCTGTTCAGGTTATTATTTGTATCAACCTGAACCTTCTGTATCTGCTGAATTGCCGCACTCTGGTCTTCCAGTTTCTTATTGACGGTCTGCGTGATTTCATTGCTGACATCCGTAATGGACGTCCTGATTTCAGCCAGGTCAGGCGCAAGCTGACCGTTATCAATCTGCGTCCACAGCTCCTGAGCCAGATGGGTTTTCCCTATCTCGCCTTTGAAAAAATCCAGATAACCGGATGCATCATCACTCGGCTGACCAACAGCCTCCACGAATGCCGATTTGCCAACGGTGTTCACACTGCGGATATAAAAGTAATAATCATGGCCCGGTTTGATATTGATACTGGCAGCTATCCAGTACAGCGCCGTACCAAGATAGCGGGCTGTGGTTTCAACCTGCCTGATATCCGCAATCCGCTTTTCCGAGAACCAGAACTCAAACTGTACCGTCGGATCATAAACGGCAAGATGCGGCGTTGCGGTTATCTGAAAATAGCCCGGCGTCAGCTCAATCCGCGACGGTGCTGCCGGTGCGGCAATCCGGAACGATACCGATGCCGGATCGCCCTGCTGCCCCCACGCATTTACCGCCCGGACTGTCAGCCTGTAGTTCCCTGGCGCCAGTTGCGTGAAGCGGTATGTGGTTTCCGTCGTCCGGGCCGTGCTGACCAGCCGCTCACTGCCGTCGTCTGCTGCCACAGTCAGGCGAAGCATAAAGCTCACACCCTTCACCACCTTCGGCGTGTCCCATCGCGCCAGCACCTGATATTCCCCGCTGTCTGCAGTGACTTCGGCGGTCAGATGCTGCACTGCTGGCGGCGTGACACCATTCACCGTGCCGCTCTGGTCACCGTCAAAGTGCGCCCCGTTATCCACGATGGCCTCTTTCTCCGGCACATGCTGCACGGCAGTGATGGCATACGTGCCGTCGTCGTTCTCACGGATACTCACGCAGCGGAACAGGCGCTGGCGCAGCGTCGGCAGCTTCAGCCCCCACACGCTGTATTCAGCAACACCGTCAGGAACCCGGCTCACTTTTACCTTCACGCCGTCGGTGACGGACTGAACCTCCACGCTGACCGGACTCCCCTGCCCGTCAACCAGACTTATCAGCGTGGTGCCGGAGGCTGGCAGCGTGATTTCACGGTCGAGCGTCAGTGTCCGCGTCTGGCTGTTCACCGCCAGCACGCGCCCACCGGTGCTGATGCCCGCATAGTCATCATCGCAGATTTCAATGACATCGCCCGGTACATGGCGAAGCCCTTCTGTGCCCACGCTGAAGTCCACGGTCTGCGTTTCCAGCAGCTCCGTTTTAATCAGCCACAGCCCGGCGCGGTGTGCCTGCCCCCGGCTGGTACAGCCAAAAGCATCCATCTTCGTGACGTTACGACCGTAACGGGCAATGGCCTGCGTGTCCTCCACAAGCTCTGTCGCCGTCTCCCAGCCGTTATCCGGGTCAATCCAGTTCACCTCAACGGCATTATGGCGGTCCTTCAGGGCGCTGAAGCTGTAGCGGAACGGCGCGCCATCATCCGGCATCACCACATTACTGCGGTTATAGGTCCACACCTTATCCGACGGTCGGTCCTGCACGAACGTCAGCGTCTGCCCGTTCCATACCGGCATACAGCGCATCGCCGAGCAGAAATCACTGAGCACATCCCACGCCTTGCGCTGTGTGGTCAGGTACGCATTACAGGTGATGCGCGGCTCCGTGCCGCCAAAACCGTCCGGCACTGACTGGTCGCAGTACTGGCCGATGACATACAGCGCCCATTTATCCACATCTGCCGCACCAAGACGTTTCCCCATGCCGTAGCGCGGGTGGGTCAGCATATCCCACAGACACCAGACCATGTTGTTGCTGTATGCTGGCTTAAACGTTCCGTCCCAGATACCGCTGTATTGCCGCGTCAGCGGGTTATAATTCGACGGCACCTGCAGAATGCGCCCGCGCAGATGATAATTACGGCTCACCTGCTGGCTGCCGAACTGCTCCGAATCCACCTGCACGCCGACCAGTGCCGTGTTCGGGTAGCACTGTTTCACATCGATGATTTCGGTGTATGACGACCAGAGCGTTTTGTTCTGCAGCTGGTCTGTGGTGCTGTCCGGTGTCATCCTGCGCATCCGGATATTGAACGGGCGCGGCGGCAGGTTATCCACCACCACCGAGGCCAGATACTGCGAGGTGGTTTTGCCCTTAATGGTGATGTCTTTTTCCGTCACCCAGCCACCGTTACGCTGTATCTGAACCAGCAGGCGGACTTCCGACGGATTCCGGTCCCCCTTTGAAGTGGTTTCCACCAGTGCCTGCACACCGAAGGTAAAACGCAGACGGTCGATGTTTGCAGACGTGATGGTCCGGGTGATCGGCGTGTCGTATTTCACTTCCGTACCCAGCACCGTCTCGGAGCCGGAGGATTCAAAACCCTCCGGCGGTGTCTGCTCCTGCTCACCTGCCCGGAACACCACCGTGACACCGGAGATGTTGGTATTCCCCTCACTGTCCAGCACCGGTGTACTGTTCAGCAGCACGCTTTTTAATCCATCCACCGGACCTTCAACCGGCCCTTCGCTGATGGCGTCTATCACGCTCAGCATCTGGGATGATTTCAGGTTGTCCTTCGCTTCGCGCGGGGTATGCCCCTTACTGCTGCCTTTACCCATTCCTCTCGCTCCAGAAACGACAAAACCGCCCTGAGGCGGTTTCACATAAAACGTTTTTCATCAACGACCAATCACCACAACCTGACCACCGTCCCCCTCGTCTGCCGTGCTAATCTCCTGAGAGACAACACGTGACCCCACGCGCATTTCACCGTACAGAACAGGCAGAACATTGCCCTGGGCAACCATGTTGTCCAGTGACGAGAAATACGTGTTCTGCTTACCGTTATCCGTTGTCTGTGTACGGGGAGTTCTGGGTTTAGGGGCCAGCATCTGGGCCACACCGCCAAGCACCATACTGGCACCGAGAGAAAACAGGATGCCGGTCATACCACCGGCCCCAATGGCTGCCCCCCATGCTGCAAGGGTGGCTCCGGCAGTAAAGAATGATCCGGCAATGGCGGCAGCCCCCAGAACAATCTGGAATACGCCACCTGACTTGGCCCCGGCGACTCTGGGAACAATATGAATCACAGCGCCATCAGGCAGGGCCTCATGTAACTGCGCCGTTAATCCGGACGTGCTGACATCCTGCCCGGCAATCCGTACCTGATACCAGCCGTCGCTCAGTTTCTGACGAAACGCCGGGAGCTGTGTGGCCAGCGCCCGGATGGCTTCAGCCCCCGTTTTCACACGAAGGTCGATGCGGCGGCCAAATCGTTGTAAATCCCCGTAAAGGCAGATGCGTGCCATGCCCGGTGACGCCAGAGGGAGTGTGTGCGTCGCTGCCATTTGTCGGTATACCTCTCTCGTTTGCTCAGTTGTTCAGGAATATGGTGCAGCAGCTCGCCATCACCACAGTAAATGGCGGCATGATTCGGCACCGATGAACCAAAACAGCACAGCAGCACATCGCCCGGTTGTGCTGATGACAACGGCACCTGATACAGCCCTGTGGCCTCCAGATTATCCAGATAGAGATTCTGACCGTGACGCCACCAGTCATCCTCGCGATGAAAATCCGGCATCTCAATCCCCGCCAGATGATAAGCATCCCGGAATAGCGTGTAACAGTCCGTCACCCCGTGCTCAAAGCGCCGCCCGGTGAGATGCGGCACACAGCGGAACTTATGAATCGTCCCCCGGCAGACCAGCCACCACGGCAAATCACTCTGCACCTGCAGCCGCCGGTCAGCCTCACTCAGCCAGGGCAGACCACCGGGGTGGCTGTGGACCAGCGCCACAATTTCACCCTGCATCTCTGCCCGCAGCCAGTCCTCCGGCGACATCCGGAAATACGCCTCCGGCTCACCGGAGATATTCACGCAGGGAAAATATCTTTCCCCGTCCGGCGTTCTCACCACGAAGCCGCACGACTCCGCTGGCGCACATCGCCGGGCGTGCGCCAGAATCGCTGATTCTGTCTCTGTCATGGGATTTACTGCGAAAGTTTGTTAATGGAAAGGAAGCCGCCAAAGTTGCCGACATTATTGCGGAACTTACAGCCACTCAGGCATTTGCTGCATTTATCCTTCGTGATATCGGACGTTGTCTGGTCATATTCATCCGCGACCGCCGGACCGTGATAACCGCACTCATCGCCGCGATAGGTCCAGGTGCAGGTGTTGGCCAGCATGATACGTCCCGGAAAAACAGCGCCATCTGTTTCCGTCGGCGTGGACAGTACAAAGGAGGCACTCACCGCGCTCAGTTCGCTGCACTGCTCGATGCGCCAGCGGCTGATCACCTCCTGCTCCGGATCGGCGTCACTGTTTCCGTTAACGAAGTTCACCGCATCCAGAAAACGGGCGTAAACCTTACGCCGGACCACCGTTCCGCCGACCAGACTCTGCAGATCTTCCGCCATCCCGGTGACCATACCGTACAGGTTAGAAACCGTCAGCGTGGGGCGCGTACTGGTGCCTTTGCCATTCAGTTCAAAACCACTCCCCTGAATGGGATACGGCTGATACTGTCGCCCCTGCCAGGTGACCGGCTCACCTTTTTCGTTCAGCTCATTACAGAAAAAATAACGTTCTCCACCGACCTCTGTCAGGTCGATTTCCCAGAGCACCACGCTGGCCGACTGCTCCGCACGGGTGCATTCATTCAGTGTTTCCTGCCGGATATCCTGCATCAGTTCACCACCTGTTCAAACTCTGCGCTGAACTCAACACGCAGCATACTGACACGCGACGACCATTTTGCGCAGGTCACCTTTATCTGCCGCCACTCATAAGGCGGCGTCCACAGAAAGGATTTCCAGCCCCCGTGCTCAGCCAGAAACGACTCAAGCGCCGTGGCCTCCCAACGGGGAACAGAAAGCGTCACGCTGTACGTTTTCAGGTCGGCATTCAGCCCGGCAGGCGCTCGCTGGGAATAGCCATCACCAAAGCGCACCTTTCTTACGGAAGGGGCCGAAGCCACATCCATACCGGGTTTCACTTTCCAGCGGAAGGTTTTCATCGTCCACCTCCGGAGAACAGACCACCATCACGGGACTGCTGTTGCATAAAGTCCGCTGCTGCTTTTTTCCCGAGGTCATAAACCACCTTCAGGGCAGCCGGACCTATCTGCCCGTTCGTGCCATCGTTATTGATCTCAATGTTGTACTGCGGGGCAAACATCGCCATACCTGAACCACCAATATCCGCCACAACCCCCAGCTTACCGTCAGCACCACGACGCAGAGGCAGAATGGCTTCAGGCCCAGCTTCCCCCATCACACCTGCACCTTTTGCAAAAGCAAAAAACGTCGGACGGTTAACCACCGTGCCACTGTAACGACTCAAATCAGCAGACTGATAAACACCACCATCAGCATTGGGCGTCACACTGGCAGTTGCTGCACTCCCCCAGCCAAACGCCGAACCAATCCCCTTAACTGCCTGCATCATGGACATCTGGGCCATGATTTTTGCCAGATCAGAAAGGAGCGAGGCGGTAAAAGATTTGAAGTTCAGTTTTCCGGTGGTACAGAAGGTTGCCAGTGCATTACCTGCACTGTTAAATGCCGCTGTAAGCATCTGCTCAGCAGTGCCTGCCGTATTGTCTGCATCCACGGTAAAATCCTGAAATGCACGCATGGCACCGTTTTTCCAGTTACCCTGAGCAATTTCAAGCTGTTGCCAGTAACGGCGATTCTCATTCAGTTGCCTGTTCAGGCTCTCCGTCAGCGCCTGCTCGGCCTTTCTGTAGTCATCCGTGTTATATGTCCCTTTCTGCTCACTATCCCGCCTCAACTGCTCCAGCTGTTGCTGGTATTTCTGGCGAAGACTCAGTTGTACCTGATATCGCTGCCGCTGCTGATCACCCATACCCACCGTGGCGATATCCAGGTCATGTTGCTGACGCTGAGCGCGCTCTTCTTCAGCCAGTTGACTGGTCAGCTGAATTGTTTTTTTCTTCAGATCGTTGAGTGCCGTCTGTTTCTGAAGCTCCTGCTGTTTTAAATCCAGCAGCGTCAGTGCCTGAATCAGTTCATCTTTACGGGCCAGCACACTCTTTTCATCTGCCGTCAGTTTTTTCCCGTCCAGATCGCTGATGCGCTGCTGCAGAGCCAGAAGCTGTTTATGCGCTTCTGTCATCTTTTCAGTGGCAATGCCTGCTGACTGTCTTGCAGCAGCAATCTGCCCTTCCACCTGTGCCTGTTGCTGACTGTACTGCAGCAATAACCGGGTGGCCTCATCATTACGGGTTTCGCGTGTTTTTTCTTACCGGATGCCAGGGCTTTCTCGTAACGTTCATTTTCACGTTGTATCGCCGCATCCCTGACAGCCTGATCGGCGTACTGCATGGCATTAATACGCGCAATTTCACGCTGATGCCGTGCTGCTTCCGTTTCATTCATCCGGTTCAGTGCAGCATTTTCAGCATTACGGCGTTTCTGTTGCTCCTGATAATTCCGCTCTGCCTGCTCTTTTGCATCCTGCAAATCCTTCTGGCGTTTTTTCTCCTGAAGATCGTTAAGACGCTGCTGATCGTATTCAACCTGAGAAGATGATGCCGTCCAGGGGAGTCTTTTCGCCCGCGATACTTTCTCCTGTAAAGCGGCAATCTGTTCATCCAGCGAGTCTTCACGACCAATATTCATGGCCGCATCCCAGAACTGCTTCCACCAGTCAGACAAGGTTTGCAGCGTGCTACCCAGCGCATTGAGGTTATTATCAATATCCGCAGTACGACGATCGGTTTCCTCTGCCAGTGCAGACATGGCTATCCGTGCAGCATCACTGGACCGCCCCTGCTCCCCAAGGACGCGTATCTGCTCAAGCTGAGTGGCAGTAAGAAAATGCAGCTCATTGTCCAGAGCCTTCGCGGCATTTACAGGATCATCCTTCAGCCGCTTAAACTGACTTATGGTATCGCTGACCGACTGGCCAACCGATCGCTCCATCTGTGCAGCAGCTCTCGCCACCATACCGGTATCGTTTCCACGAAAAGCACCACTCCCCACCACCTGAGCCAGCGCACCGGCTGCAGCATGTTGCGTGATACCATTCCCGGAAATAGCACGACTGAGCGTCCACAGCTGCCCGGCAGTGACTCCGGCATAATGCCCCGTCAGCGACAGCTGGCGGTTAAATTCTTCCCCCTCCTTCTGACCGTCATACCAGGCTTTACCCAGACCATAGACGGACGCGGCAATACCGCCAATAACCCCGCCAAGCATCATGCCTTTCGGTGACATCAGTGTGTCTATCCATCCGGCACGGTTAGCCAGCGTTATCCCGGATCCCCTCAGCGCACCTAAATTGCCGCGGGCCAGTTCACCTATCAGAACGCCTATCTCCTGGCGGGCCGCTGCACTTTTCAGACCCAGCGAATGCGTGGCTTTTCCTGCCTGCTCCATTTTGCGGATATACACTTCTGCAGCACTGCTTACCCCCAGCTGGGCAGCCTTAGCACGAAGCAACTCAGAAGAAGAAAGATTCTGGCGGGTTGCCTGCTCTTTAAGCTGACGGATAAACGCCACTTTCTGTCGGGTAGCCTCTTCCTCAGCCTGCGTAAGAACACGGGTTTTCGCCGTAACCTCAGAAATCAGCGCCAGATAATCCTGCTGACCAATCCCGCCACTGTTTCTGGCCTGTCGGATCTGCTGCTGAATACGCTGTAATTCCTGCAGCCCCGCACTGGCCTGTTTCACACTGTCAATCTGACGATAAAACGCAGCAGCTGCTTTATCCTGAGCCTCCGCCAGAGCCATGGCCTGCGCCTGTTCCTCGCGCATTTTCTGGCTCAGTGCCTCCATACGCTGGCGGGTTTTCTCCACCTCGCGGGACATGCGTTCATGAGCCTGTGCGTTCTTCTCCACCGTCTGCGCATGGACGGATGCGGCTGTTGCAGCCGAAGACGCCGCCTGCGTTGTCTGCCGGGCGGCCTGAGTCTGACGCTCCATAAAACGCTGCATACGGGCAGAAGACCGTTCTGCATCGCTGGCTGCACCATTCAGAAGGTTTTTGATACGGGGAATTTCATTTTTAAACTCTGCCGCATCAATCCCCAAATCAATGACCAGGTTGGCTATCTGGTCCATAACGCACACCTCCGGAAATACCTTCCCCAAGATGCATCAGTTCTTCGTCCGTTCGCTCCGGTATCCCGTTCTCTTCCGGTAAAAGGCTGAAATCAGCCACCGCAGCATCACTGCTGCCGGACACCATTCTCACGATCAATGCCTTCAGCGAGGCAAACTGCGCATCCATCCACACATCACTGAAGCTCTGCATCCGGAAATAATCGCCCCACTCACCAAGCTCAGTGGCCGACATTTCCGACAGCATCCGCCGCCAGTCTGCCCGCCGGAACTCCCGGGCAAGCCGCATGACAAACTGCATTTCCCGCGTCAGGACTTTTCCGGCGTCAGCACCTCATGCTCCAAATCCCCGGCATTCTCAATGGCTCCCATACCGCTCAGCGACAGAACCATCTCCGCCCCCGCTCCCAGGGCATCATACGACCATGTTGTAATAACGGATGCGCAAAGCGTCTCAACATCCTTAGACTGATCCGCATTCCACAGTGAGCGGGAAACCAGCCAGGCATTGATATCCATCCCCATCCGCAGAAAAGCAATCTGTCGTTCAGCCTCCGGCAGTTCTCCCTCTTCGGCATCAAACTTTGCCGTTCGCTGCTGAACAAACGCCAGATATTCAATTCTCTGCAGCCCGGACAGCTCACTGAGCACCACGGACTGCTTTTCATAATTAAACGTGCCCTGTTTCAGAAACATCATGTTCTCCACCTGCAAAAAAGCCCCGGATAACCGGGGCAAATGATGAGTATCGTCCTGTTAACCTGCGGCGCTGACAGCCACCGCAGCCACTGCCACAAAATCGCCGTCAGAAGTCATGCCCACAATGCTGACACTGCCCTGCTTCACGCCTTTCACTGTGGCCACAAGCCCGTTCAGGGTCACCGTGGCAGTCTGTGGATCTGTCGAATGCACACTGATCGCTTTGTCACTGGCTCCGTCAGGTTTTACTGTAAAGGTCAGCGTGGTGGTTGCTCCCACTTTTACACTGGCAGATGCCGGTGCCACCGTCAGCCCGGTAACGCCCACGGTTTCAGTACCTTCTTCTGCCAGATACGGACGCCCCACACCGCTGATTTTCACTGTGCGGGTCATCACGTCTTTTGAGGCAATGGTTTTACCCAGTGAACTCAGCCAGCCACGGAAAACATCAACAGTACCGTTGGGATATTTGATACGAAACGCGCAGACTTCACCGGAGTCGAACAACTGAACCAGTTTTTTCTGCCCGCTGTCACCCGGACGCCAGGCCAGCGTCGCCGAAGTATCACCGACGGATTTCTGCCCCTGGGTTGTCGTTTTCCAGTCTGCATCTTCATCATCGAGATAAGTGTCATCTTCTGCATCAGCGGTCATTTCGCCAGGCTGCAGATCCTTCACCATCGCAAGACGCAGCCAGTCAGTGTCCGATAAAGGGTTCGCAAACGCATCGCCCTTGCCGGTGTACATCCAGAACGTCGTTCCCGCACCTTTCGTTTTTGCCAGTGGATTTGGTGTGGTCATTGCCACCTCCTTAATTCGTGTACGTGATCTGGTACGTGATTTCCGCCATCGCCCAGGTGGCCATCTCATTATCACGTTGATAGTTAAAACCGAGTGGGATCAGGGTGTCGATGAGTCCGGAAAGTACCGGTACATCATTCAGGGCCGGGAAAATGGTGCTCTCCATCCACATATCCAGCTCTGAATCCGGTGCCTGTGCCCGGATGAAGACAGCAATATGCAGAACAGCCTGCCAGTCATCTTCATCCGTCATTTTTCCGGTGTACTGAGCATCACTCAGCCACACCGCCACGGCAGGCAGTTCCTGCGCATCAACAAATGCCGGAAGCCCGTCAAAAAACGTGGCGCTGTCTCCACACTGTTCCCGAAGGCGTGCCAGTACGACCTGGCGGATTTGTGTATGTCGGTTCATCGGGTCAGCCATAACCTCAGTTGTTGTTTCAGTGCATACCCCAGCTGTTTCGGCATTTCCGCAGCAATGATGCGGTCGCGGGCATCTTCAAATGCCTGTGTCAGCGGTCCGGACAGAGGGATTTTCACCACATCAATGGGGTAACGATTTTTGCCATCAATACGCCGCATCACATGCCAGCGACCATTCGCCAGTTGCTGAATAAACGCATCCCGGAAAAGATATTTACCCACCTTCAGCACGCTGCCACGGTACTGCAGTTTTCCACCACGCCGGGTCAGTCTGACCCGGGCGGTCCCCAGCTTAATGGCAGGCAGATTGCCCCGGTTAACGCGGATCCTGGCCGTCATTTTTCCTGACGGACTGGCTTTAAACACCCGGACACGCTGACGTACCAGTTTCAGGGGTATCCCTTTCACCTGGTTATCTCCCGCAACGGTATTCCCGGCAACCTGCCGGGTGGCAACCGAGACCGCTTTCTGTGCCACACGGTTTATCGCCCATGCGCTGGCCTGTGGCACCATACGGGTATCAAGGCTGTTCAGATTGCGGATGGCATTCTCAAGCCCCTTCATCCCACACCTCTTTACTCAATAAAGATCATTGGCTTACCGTTAAAGCGTTCATGCCGTGTGACCGTCCAATGTTGTCCGTCATAAACAACGCGATCCCCGCGCCGTGGGCGGTATCCCGAAGAAAACACCACCAGAGAGACCGCAGGTCCGGACAGAGCATTCAGCTCTGCCAGTGTTTCTCCCGGGATCACAGTCATATCGACATCATTAATCGAGGCTGTCTTTCCCATCTTTCTGACCGTGATCGCATCCATACGCGCTGCCAGCCGGGAAAAGGGATCAGACATTGAGTTTTACCGGCACTTCTTCTGCACTGGTTCCGGCATCTGCCCAGACAACCCCGACCAGCGGATCAGAGCCGCTGTTAGTCAGCTGAACTTTTCCGGACTTCAGATAAACCTTCTTACCCGTTTTCATGTCATCCGTTTTCAGCTTAGGCAGCATAAACACACCTTCGGTCAGGCCGTCGCCTGTTTCACCCTGTGGAATATCGGTCAGCGCCACCGCAAAAACATCACCCACCTGCACCAGGTCTCCGCTGCTGATGGCTGCACTGGCAACAATCGCCACCGTTTTTCCTTCTTCTACAAAATTCTTTGCCATAACTGTCTCCGCACAGCCCCGTTCAGGGGCTGATTTCAGGTACAAAAAAAGCCCTTACGGGCCATCAGAGTTGTTGTCTGCGACGTTTACGCCGTACATTTCACCAGACCGCGGTGATCAACTGGCGCGACACCGGCGTCAATACGCACTTTCGTTGTCACGCCATCCACACTGAAGCCCTCCATCTGATCAATATATGGCGTATCCACACCGTTGAGATAAGCCACTTCAATCGTATCGGAGCCTTTTGACGCAGCCAGGTAGAAGGTGGTCTGGCTGTTATCATCAAGACGAGGCTCTGCAATAACGGTCGCAAAATCTTTCACCGGGTTAATAATACCGGCGTTAATGTCAGCCCCCTTGACACTTGAGGAGCGAATGACCTGGTTAGCAACAGACTCCATCGCCGTCGGTACCAGTACGAACGCAGGACGAATATTCAGATGACGCTCCCCCTCTTTCTGAACGCGCATCAACTGGCGGGCTTTATCCAGCGATGCCACGTCCATTGCAGCGCTCTCCAGTACGTTTGCATGTTTCGCTTTATCGAACAGACTTACATTATCTGTGGAGATTTTCGGGTTAGACGTCAGAATGGCATAAACCAGATCGGCAATAGTGGATTTCGCCGCACGGCCCAGTTTCATCGGGACATCGGTCAGCATATTCAGATCATCATTGATAATGGCCTGACGGGTGATACTGAACAGCTCGCCATAGGTCGCCAGTGCAATAGTGGCCTGTTTATCTCCGGTGGTGACGTATTTATATTCCGCCCCTTCACGCACCTGACGCAGAGCACTGAAGCCCCCCATACCCACACGATGGGCAATTTTAAAATCAGACAACTGACCTTTCCGCGTCCACTGTTCATAGGTTTCAGGGGCATCTTCCCAGCCCTGCAGAATGGCTTTGTTCGCAACATCCAGCAGAATATTACCGAAGTCAGACGTACTGTGTGTGAACGCCGCACCGACCATCTGCATCGGGTTATAACTGGAAACCCCAATACCCCGTTCAGTCAGTGACATACGGGCATATTCACGCAGGGTCATCCCGTTGTAGACATTATCACGTTCGGTTTTTTCAAATCCGGCACGCGCCATCAGCGCCTGGCGGATCCCGTCCCCCACAAAATTACCGTTTCCGGCATAAATATGAGCCGGGGTATTTTTATTGGATGGCGTGGACTCGCGCCCCATCTCGTTCAACAGCTTTTCGCGGGCCTGCTCCAGCGAACATTCAGGATCGGCAAGACACTGAGCCTGCAGCGTCTGATAACGCCCGCCAAACATGGCAAACAGATCATTAATACCGTTTACACGCGCTTTTTGCTCTGCCAGTACCTGCGCACGGATACTGTTTTCATCCACCACGGGTGCTGCTGCCTGCACTGGCGTCCGGGAGGCTGCAGGTTCATCATCCTGTACGCGTGGAGCACTGTTGCGTGGCGGAGTAATCATGTTTCGAATGGATTCCGGCATCTTTTTAAATTCCTCTGTACGTTTTGACTGAATACATGCCATTGCCTTAACGGCTGGCGTCACCTGATCAGCAAATCCCTGTGCCAGACATTCGGCACCGGACATCCAGGTCTCATCCGCCAGCATGGCAGCAATTTCATCGGTGGTTTTCCCGGTTTTCTGTGCATAAGCGGGTAACAGAACCGCCTCAACCTTATCGAGCAGGTCGGCATAGGTGCGCATGTCCTCCGCATCACCGCCCGTAAAGCCAAATGGTTTATGAATCATCATGAAGGTGTTTTCCGGCATAATGACCGGGTTTCCCACCATCGCAATGACCGACGCCATTGACGCCGCCACACCGTCGACATAAACGGTAATGGACGCACCATGTGTTTTCAGCGCATTAAAAATGGCGATGCCTTCAAAGACATCGCCACCCGGTGAATTAATATGGAGATTAATGTGGGTGATATCGCCCAGTGCATTCAGATCACTGATAAACTGCTTCGCTGTAACACCCCAGAAACCAATCTCGTCATAAATATAAATATCCGCGTCACTCTGGTGACCAGCCTGCATCCTGAACCAGGAATTATTCTTCGGACTGGTCGTCGGTGTGCTGCGGCTCCTGTCGTTTCGTTGCGGCACTGCTGCCTCCTTTATCACTGGCCGGATCGGTATCAAATACCAGATCCAGCTTGCGGTTTTCATCAATTTCGGCCTTGCGCCGACGTTTGACATCATCCGGATTACGACCACCTGCACGTACCCAGTCTGATTCTGTCGCCGCTCCACCACGAATCTGGATTTTCCAGGCCTCAGCCTCCTTAACAGGGTCAATCCACGGCATCACTGGTCCGGAATACACCGCGGTATACAGTGAAGAACGGTCAAGATCGCGGGGTAGCCTGATAACACCGGATGCCACAGCCTGTTTCAGCCATGCACGATACATCGGGCGGGTGACGGCACCAATAAACCAGTCCTGCAGGATCAGGTAGCCATCAGTAGATTCAACCAGCTCCTGACGCTGGGCGCTGTAAGTGCCGTTATAGTTGCGCGCTGTACTGGAAAAACTCAGACGACTGCCCGCCGCCACGGCACGCAACTGACCATTACGAAAAGTTTCAAGGTTAGGATTGGGGCGATCCGACTTCACCATTCCGATTTCTTCGCCGGGTTTCAGATCGTCGTAAATAATGCCTGGCTGAATGGTAAGCTCGCGTTCCTTATCCTTGCTGCCATTACCATCCGGTTCATAGCTCTGCCCGTCGCCTTTGCGGATGTACATCCCCAGAGCAGCGGCGATCCTTGCTGCAGTCAGCTCATAATCTTCATAATCTTTCAGGGCACTGAGGCGGATCAGCACACCGGACAACAAAGACGTCCCGCGCATCTGGTGCAGACGGCGAACAAATTTAAGATGCAGCATTCGCTCTGCATCCACTTCTTTGGTTTCCATCTGCCGTCCGGATACGGGACGGCTTTTATACACCAGATATTTTTCGGGACGCCCCCAGTCATCAACAAACACGCCCTGATTCAGCCTGTTGCTCTCATCACTGGTCATGGGAATAAAGTCTGGCTCGAGCGCCTCCAGCCAGAAATGAACACCGGCAGAAGGCGTCAGGCTGTTTATGCGCCCGGAAACCATCTGGACAAACACCTCACCATCGCGCAGCCAGGTACGCAGCATCAGACGTTCCAGCATCGGACGGGTAAACTGCCCGGTGACTTCCGGGCTGACAGACCATTCACTCCATCGGGTGCGAATCTCCGCTGCCAGATCACGGGCAATGGCCCCATTGCGTAATACCGGATGTGGCTCGACAATAATCCCGTTTTTCCCCACCACCCGTTCTTCCAGCTTGTCAAATACACCAATAACCAGATCGTGGTTGTTATCAAGGTAACGGGCCTGCTCACGTAACGACACGGCCCCGTACTGGCTTAGCTGGTCGGCAGTTCGGTTCTCCCGTCGGGCTTTGTGTGTCCGCGTCGTTTTTACGGCTTCATAAGCCTGGATCACCGCACGGGAACGCAGCCTTGCCGCTTTCCATCCAGGTGAAAAAACGCCAATCACATCATCAAGAATTGCCATCAGAACCTCGCCAGCCGGTACCCGGGATGCCCCCGTCGTCGTGTAATCAGAGCCGCAAGGCGGCGCTCCCACTCCTGCCGTCCCTGCCGGATCTCAGATAAGTTTTCCATGGTCATCTGCTGACCATTAAAGGTGACGGATTTTCCGTCCAGCACCGCCATTTCAGCTTCCATATAACGCTGAATCATGGCTTCGATATCATTCTGGTTCATAACCATCCTCCGGAAGTCAGCCAGGGGTTAACATCGTCAGTTACTGTTTTCTTCCGTTTTTGTTTTTTAACAGGCGTGGATACCGGTTCCGGTGAGGATGACGGTTCGGTACTGTCCTGGACACACTCCAGCCAGGTTTCCCGGCTCGCCCACTCCGGTGCATCCGGCCAGCGGATCTTTTCGTATCCATGCAGAATGACCAGAGCCTCGGCATACACCATCAGGTCAAAAGCTTCGTTGGCACCGCGACCCGGCTTACTCCATTTCCCGTCACTGCTCCGCTCTTCATACGTCAGTTCGTCGTAAAACCAGCTCCCCAGCCAGTCAGGGAAATGCACATAGCCGGGACCTGGCGAGTCACGCCATAACGCGTTATTCACCCGGTCTTTCAGTGCATCCGTCTGAAGAAGCCAGAGCGGCACATCACCTGCGGCCTGCGCCCGTCGGCCCGTTCGTCCGGTGTTATCAGGGAATGTACGGGTGATCAGTTTTGCGCGCCGGATGCTGTCGCCCTTAAACAGGTAAATACGTTTACCAAGGCCATCACGACGGCAACGACGCCAGAATTTATAGGCATTATCAGTGACCCCGTCTTCACCGCCGGAGTCCACCGCCATTGCCATCAGTCGCATTTGTTGAGAAGGATCGGAGGCCAGCGGCCAGCTTTTATGAAAAACATCCGTCAGCAGGACATCCCAGTCTTCCGGATAGCTGGCCGGATCAATTCGCTGGCTCTCCCCGTCGCTGTCACCGCGCAATGACTGCGTGATGTTGTAACGATCAATAATCCAGCGTTCGCCACGGCTGCCATAGCCCGTTACCTGAACCACAAAACGGCGATGACGTCCCGCCTGCACATCCACTGTCGCCACAAGGAAATTAACGCCATCCGGCACACTGCGGGAAGGAACTGGCTCTGCCCGCTGCTCAAGCAGTTCACTTTTTCGTTGCTCCATGCTGGCGCGGGGAAGATAAGGTAATCCCCAGTCGGTATTGATAACCGTCTTGAGTGTTTCTTCACTTCCGGTTGTCTCGTATTCCTGTTCTGCAGTAAGCAGTTTGTAAACGAGTTGCGAGAGTGTCTGGTAAGCAGCTGCCGGACCCTCCATCCAGAATGACGCAATACGTGAGCGTCGGGGATCACCATAACGACTGCCATCCGCATTGATGGATTCACCATCCCGCAACCAGACCCCACGTCCGTTCAGCTCACGTTTTTGTTCAGGCATAATCCGTCCTGAACAGGAAGGACACTGAATATAAGCCGCCTCACTTGCCAGCACGGGATCGGCAATATCACGGAAACCAGCAACCACATCGCCGCAGGGCTGAAAATACTCACCACAGTGTGGACAGGGCCAGTACCAGCGACGGCGATCACCACGGTTATAGAGCGACAGGATCCCCGTGGTTGGTGGAGCCTCATGCGGTGAAGTCCGTCGCCATTTCACATCCTTCACATCCCTGCCGGGGGAACTCTCCACCAGCGTCATACCGCTGGACATAAATGTGGTGGTACGTTTTGAGGCAAGAGAGAAAGCATCCCCCTCGCCATCAATATCTTCCGGAAAACGGTCATAATCCGTCAGCGCGACGCATTTATAATCTGATGAGGACATGATATTGACTGACGGCCAGCCGATTTTCAGGTAGTTACCAGCAAGGAATGTTCTGTCATAAACGTTGTTGTCATTTTTGTTCGGACTCAGGCGACTGACCACTTCCGGGCTGACGCGAAACGTTCTGGCGAGTCGTTTTTTGGAGTGTTCGCGGGCTTTTTCCTCCGTCATCTGAATGATCAGCATATCAGCAGGATCGCAAATCACGTTGTAAATCACCCAGCCGTCAATCAGGCCGATAGTCTTGCCGGTTCGTGCCGGGCCAACAAATATCACTGCGTCGTATTCACGCGAGGCCAGGCAGTTCATCGGCTCAATAACATACGGTGCCACCAGCGGATCCCACGGGACTGAGTTCCCTGCCCCCATGGGCACCCGCATATACTGAGCAACGGCATCAGCAACCCGCATTCGTCTCGGTGCGCGAAGGATATAACCTGAATCGGTTCGTGCTGCCTTTGCGGTTTCCTGATTCAGCATTACTCCTCCTGCTGTAATTCCTCCTCATCATCCGCACCTGCTTCAGTCACCCGCAGGGCTATCTGATCGCGCAGATCATCAATAATGGACTGAACACGGCTCACAGCGGCAGGCTGCAGACCGCAGTCACGTTCCAAAATATCCGGTAATGTCTCCAGCACCTGCACGACCGCTTTTGCCCAGATGGCAAACTCCCGTCTGACATCACTGGCCGGAATGAGTTGTGCCGTTTCCTGTTCGAACTTAAGACGCTCACGTTCAGACTGATACCAGGCTTTGCGCTCATGCGCGTCCATTTCGCCTTCTGCAACCGGCGGTGGCAATGCCAGAAATGCCGACACAATATCAACCACCCGATAAAGCTTGAGGTTGCTTTCATGCCCCCCTGCAACGGGTAGATTTTGCAGCCTTGCCGCAGCAGTCTGGCGATGTACACCTGACAGTGCCGCCAGTTGACTGATATTCAGCGTCAGATTTTTTAACTCTCGATCCATACCCGCTCCAGAATGTTTTAAACATGCATCTTGCGAACAACTTTAGGCAAACGGTGTTAGTGATGAACAAAAAACAATCAAAATCGACACCATAAAAATAAAACCACTGTAATATCAATCTATTACAGTGGTGGTGATGACGAATGAAATTTCAAAAACTAGCCTTTTTCCGCGACGCTCCCGCCCCGTGGCAGGCCCCCCACTTGGAGGACCCATCAAAAATCAAGTGGATAAGTGGGAAATTATCTATTAAAAAACCACCGACAGACGTCAGTGGTTCATTGTTAACTACGAAAATTATCCTTTACAGAGGTGTATAATAATTTTTCAATTCACGGCACCAGTGTTTAATAGTTGTAGCACGTCGTTCAATAGTATCACGACTTAAAGAGTGGCATTGCTCCAATAGGAAGTCTAAAGCGCTGTCAGGATCAATTTGGGATAAATGTTCAACACTGGCCCAATTTATCCAAGCCCATCCCACATGACTCACTTCAAATTTTCTCGCTGCAATTTTATGTCTAGTCATCTCATCACTTTGTACGAGTTGTTGACCAGACGTTGTGACATTACCAAAGCTATCAAGTAATCCCAAAACTTTAGCTGCATGCTTATAATAGTAGATATGTCTATCTTGCAAACCAGTATTAATAGGAGTAAGTGGTTCGCCACTCCAAACAATTTCCACTAATTTATAAACTGTCTCGAGGACATCTGCTTGAGGTATTTGATGCCCTCCAACCAATGAGGTAGAAAGACGTGATAATTTTTTTAAATAGAACTCAGCACCAGCTTTTGTAATAACAAAAGCTAATTCACCTGTCTGGTTGCTTTTGAGTTCCATATTCGTTCCGGTTTCAACTATGGATTGTAAGAGATCTGTCAAAGCTGGAACATCAATACCCTTTTCGAAAACAAAAGGAATAATATCAGCTCTAAGTTCTATCAGCCTGCTTAATTCTTTAAAAGTGTCTTCAAAGGAATGTAATTTCTCAGCTTTAAAAGAAATGATAAAGGAACCAGGCCGCGCATCGACAGGACGTAATTTATCTTTGCACTTTGCCATCTCCAGCATTCTGTCATAAAGATCGCTGAATCTGTCGCATACGTTTGACACATGACTTAAAACCAAATTTTTTGCACTTTTCTTTGAGCTTTTTTCTAAATGGATCTCATGAGTTGAGTAAGTAATAGCCTCGCCTAGTTTACCATTTGGCATTACTGGAACTACCGAACTTATATATAGTTCAGAAACAGGCAAAGGTATTTCAAATATATCAACCAAGTTTTTACTCAGCCAAGTCACTTTGCCTGTACGATCGTATGGTATATGGGCTTCATAGAAAAAGTTTTGCTCCTGATTAATCAAAGCATCACGGATACATATTCTTTTTCTTTCAATCAACTCTAATCGCCCTGGAGAAATTGGTATGATAAACCAACTATCACATTCATCATCCTCACCAATCCAGTAAACGATAAAAAGTGTACTAACTTCATTTTCAACTGAAAAGAAGCGAGGCTCTTCGAAGAACTCATAAACTCTTTTGTAACATAGAGTGCCCATCATTGTATTAGGTAGAAAAACGTTACTCATACGCCTTCTCCTATACAGTGAAAATGTTCATGAATAGCACAATTACGCTTAAGCCAAATTGTGTAGTGCGCTGGATCGGCAAATGTTTTTTTCATTACTCCGAAAACGGGGGTGACCTGACCACTAGCAACGAGTCGATGACCAAGAGCTGCAGGAAATTTAGCTTTTGCATCCGTAGCCCCGCGCGATTCTGAAAAGAATGATGTTCCATAGACACACTGAAGTGCTTCCCCACGATACTTTTTGTGCCGCTGCGGATACTCTTCATGTGTAGAGAGGAAACATGCAGGGGTTGGTGGATTAGACCTTACCAAACGGAAAAACTCGCCCTCAGCAGGGACGGCTGATTTCGGCGGTACTCCAACCGGGAAAAAGTCAGGCCAAGAATCCTCTTCAAGTTCAACAGCTACTTCTGACATAAAATCATTCCGTGTCGTCAAAGAAAAAAACTGCCAACACGATAGCATTTATGATTTTTGCTCAAAAAAGGCTGTTGGCATCGGTTGCAATATAGCAAAAGTAGACAATTTGTGAACTCAATTGTGCTAGATTAGCACTCGTCGATTACAGCTCCTGCTGTGCCGCCTTCTCAACATCATCATACCAGCTATTTAACACTACTTGAGTCCCTCACTGAGCCGTAAATGTGTTCACATGTCATTCCAGCCAAGTAACTTTCATCAGCTCGCCCAGCATAGTATCTAGCTTCTTCTGCAATACTTCCGAGCATGTCGGCAAGCATCGCGGCGTTGGTGGCGGTTGTTTTGCTTCCGACGGCAACGGCAAGACCTGAGGTGTGCTTTGCAGCGTCCAAGCGGACGGTAAGTTTTGTTGCTTCGGTGCGCAGCTGGTTAACAGTGGCAGACAGGCCAGCAACATTCGCAGCCGCTTTTGCAGCCTGTTCTTGTGCATTTTTAACAGCCTCATCACGAGCGATCACTCGCCCTTGTTCAATCATACGAGCAGCTATCTGAGCGTTCACAGCCTGAGAGGATTCTTCACTATTACGATCCGCCCATTTCTTTTCCCATGCTCGTTCCGTCCACACACTCCCTGCAACAAATGAGGCAATGAGGAGAGCCGAAACCGTGGCAACTTTCAACCAAGCATTAGCAAACATGTTATTCACTGGTCTATCCCCCAGCACGCCAGCACACTTTCTTGGTCCCGACGCGAAACTTGCCCAAAGCAGCTATTGGAACGAATACGGCAGTCTCTGCCACCATCCTTAATCCACCAGCGAATCGCCTCGCAGGCGCCTTTTCGATCACCAGCATTCAGCCGCTTATAAAATGTCGACGGAAAACACTTACCTGGGCCAATGTTATAGGGACAAAATGAGGCGATACCCGCTTTCTGTGGTTCAGTCAGTGGTACTTTAATATTGCGCTCCACCCATGTCAGCGCCTTATCACGCTCAATGGCGTTGACCTGGTCGCATTTTTCCTTCGACAGTTTCATACCGGGAAAAACGGGTTTTCCATCCACCATCGTGGCACCCCGACAGATGGTCCAGATGCCGGACCCATCGCGGTATGCCGTTGTGTGGTTACCTTCTTTTTCATCCAGAAACTGGTCGAGAATATCAGGCGCGGGCGCACCGACGGCAATCAGTGCCAGAACGGCAGCCGACAGGCCGTATCTGATTTTTGCGTTCATGGATATTTATCAGGATTTATCGGTTTCTGCCCACGGACAGGTTTATCTGTTCCGGTCAGTGACTTAAGGTTGTGATTCCGGAGGAGTCTTCAGAGAACCAGTAATTCTTCCCGGTAGCTTTCCTTTGTAGGTTATCCATACATTCTGCGCCTCTAAAATTACGGGGCGCTTTTCCGGCGACTGCTCATCCCCTTCACATAACCCGGCAGCAACATCCAGGAAGACCTGTCTGATGCTCCTTCTGGCTGCTGCCTCATAAAACTCCAGCACGGCACCTTCAACACGGTCCAGCGAGATGTCCAGGTCAAAAATTTCACCGGCAAAGCGTTTTTTGTCCCGTAACGCTAAAGTTACCGTAACTTTATTCTCAAAATTGCGGATCCCTTTCACAATCAGTTCATAGTTTTGAGTCATTGAATTACTCTCCCCGTGCCGCCTTACGCTTGTCTTCTTTAATCTTGAAATAAAGGTTTGTCAGATACGTCAGCAAGCCAAATACCAGACTACCCAGCACACCTAATGCCGCCCACTGTGAGGGCGTGATGAACCGCCCCGGAAATCCTGGAGACTAAACTCCCTGAGAAAGAGGTAAACAGGATGACTAAAAATACTCGTTTTTCCCCCGAAGTCCGTCAGCGGGCGATTCGTATGGTTCTGGAAAGTCAGGATGAATATGACTCACAGTGGGCGGCAATTTGTTCCATTGCCCCAAAGATTGGCTGTACGCCGGAGACTCTGCGTGTCTGGGTTCGCCAGCATGAGCGGGATACCGGGGGCGGTGATGGTGGGCTCACCACCGCTGAACGTCAGCGTCTGAAAGAGCTGGAACGTGAAAATCGTGAACTGCGCCGCAGTAACGATATCCTTCGCCAGGCTTCCGCTTATTTTGCGAAGGCGGAGTTCGACCGCCTCTGGAAAAAATGATGCCACTGCTGGATAAGCTGCGTGAGCAGTACGGGGTCGGACCGGTATGCAGCGAACTGCATATTGCCCCGTCAACGTATTACCATTGTCAGCAACAGCGACATCATCCGGATAAACGCAGTGCCCGTGCGCAGCACGACGACTGGCTGAAGAGAGAGATACAGCGCGTATACGATGAAAATCATCAGGTGTACGGTGTGCGTAAAGTCTGGCGTCAGTTGTTACGGGAAGGAATCAGGGTGGCCAGATGTACAGTGGCGCGCCTCATGGCGGTTATGGGACTTGCCGGTGTTCTCCGGGGTAAAAAGGTCCGCACTACCGTCAGCCGGAAAACCGTTGCCACAGGTGACCGCGTAAACCGTCAGTTCGTGGCAGAACGTCCTGACCAGCTGTGGGTGGCTGATTTTACTTACGTCAGCACATGGCAGGGCTTCGTCTATGTGGCGTTTATCATTGATGTGTTTGCCGGATACATCGTGGGGTGGCGGGTCTCATCGTCTATGGAAACGACATTCGTGCTGGATGCGCTGGAGCAGGCGTTGTGGGCCCGTCGTCCGTCTGGCACCATCCATCACAGCGATAAAGGCTCTCAGTATGTGTCACTGGCCTATACGGAGCGACTAAAAGAAGCCGGATTACTGGCATCAACAGGGAGTACAGGCGACTCGTATGACAACGCGATGGCTGAGAGCATCAATGGTCTTTACAAAGCGGAGGTAATACACCGTAAGAGCTGGAAAAACCGTGCAGAAGTGGAACTGGCCACACTAACGTGGGTGGACTGGTATAACAATCGACGATTGCTGGGAAGGCTGGGCCATACTCCTCCGGCAGAAGCAGAAAAAGCTTATTATGCTTCCATCGGAAACGATGATCTGGCAGCCTGAGTTCACAGATAAAACACTCTCCAGGAAACCCGGGGCGGTTCATGACTTTATCGAGCAACTGTAAAAACCAGTACCCGGCACTACCTGCTGAGGAGCCATAGGCGACACCCGTTGTTAACTTATCCATGGATTTCATAACCCCACCTCGCAGATGCGGGTGCTGTGTAATGGAAATAAAAAGGCCACCTGACGTGGCCACCAGATTATTTCCCCACCAGCTCGTTTATCTCTTTCACTGTCTGGTTAAACCGCTCTGACTCAAGCTCAACACCTAAGGCCCGACGCCCCAACGCCATTGCTGCTTTTATTGTGGAACCGGAGCCCATAAAAAAATCAGCAACCAGATCACCAGGTCGACTACTGGCATTGATTATTTGCCGGAGCATATCCGCCGGTTTCTCGCACGGATGTTTACCCGGGTAGAACTGAACGGGCTTATGCGTCCAGACATCGGTATAAGGCACGGAGACTGATACGGAGAAATAGCGCCGGAGAGATTTAAACTCATCCAGCAATTCAGAATATTTGCGATTCAGTGAATCATAAGATGCCACCAGCTGGTGGTGTGGTTGTTCCAGTTGTTGTTCCTGAAACTTCTCTGCCGCTATACGGGAAAACAGTGCCTGTAACTTCCGATAGTCAGCCTCATTCGGCAACTGCCACTGACTGGCACCAAACCAGTGGGAAACCATATTTTTCTTACCTGTGGCTTCGGCAATTTGTTTTGCCGTTATACCCAGTTCGGCACGAGCATCCCTGAAATACGATATCAGCGGTGCCATTATGTGCTGTTTGAGTTCCCTTTCTTTTGCCGCATAGCCGTCACTTTTGCCGCGATATGGCCCCTGGTAATGTTCAGCAAACAGAACGCGCTCTGTGGCAGGAAAATATGCGCGCAGACTTTCTTTATTACACCCATTCCAACGTCCGGACGGCTTCGCCCAGATGATATGGTTAAGCACGTTGAAACGTTCACGCATCATGATCTCAATATCAGATGCCAGGCGATGCCCACAGAACAGGTAAAGGCTTCCGGCAGGTTTTAACACCCGCCAGAACTGGGCCAGACAGTGGTCCAGCCACTTAAGGTAATCTTCGTCCCCTTTCCACTGATTGTCCCAGCCGTTGGGTTTCACCTTGAAGTACGGCGGATCGGTAACAATCAGGTCAATGGAATCATCAGGCAGGGACTGAATAAAATGCAGGCAATCAGCGTTGATTAAATCAACACTGTTTATTTTTACAGTATTTTTCATGGATCAGTAAGCGTAACTCTGGTAGGCTCACTCTGCTTTTGCGCTAAAGCAGTGGGCCGTGGTTCGCTTGTGACCAGTAAGCATGAGCGAATGGCTGGCAGGTGCTACCAACACCCACCAGCCGCCCATTTTCACAGCAGGAAACCGCCATTACTGGCAGCGTCTGAATTTATTCCCGTACCCGCCGTTATCCTTCGCCAGACCCGCCAGAACTAACTGAGTCAGTATTAACTGGCACCGGGCTTCGCTTACTCCGGTAGTTCTCGTCATCATGCGTGGCGTTACCCACTTGTCAGCAGGTAGGAAATGAAGGACTACGGCGGCGGTTTCTGTCATATCTTGCTGTTTTAGCATGTCTTTTTCCCTTCTGGTTAACATGACATACCAATAACTCTTGTCTAAAAAGCCAGCAAGATAAAAAGCCAGTATTCACGACCACCAGCGTGTTTACTGTACTGCACCAGGTTTACAGGTACAAAAAAACCGCTCAACTGCGGTTTTAAGGAAGGAGTCGAAGTAACCACTCTTAACATGATACAATTATTTTTGCGGACCGCGTAAGCGTTTATATAGTGTCAACATGCCAAAGATGACACTATATGTTGACAGCAGAAAAAATTTACATTTAAACAGTGCAAAATTTGTTGACAACGCAAATGTCAATAGTTAATTATTGCGTCACCAGCTCAGCACTGTTCGTAGATAATATTTAGGGTCTACTCAACGGTTCTGAGCTTTTTTTGTGAGTTTTTCAATGAAGAAAACAGCAGTCTTGATTGACGGCGGCTACTTCATCCGTCGGATTGATTACTTTCTACGAAAACATTTCCCTGGGCATGAGTTAGACAGCCAACAACTTGTTAAAATAATCTGGCGAATTGTTAAATTTCATGTAGAGGTTCCACATGGTGCTCACGCTGACCGTGAACCACTTGAGCTTTACCGTATTTACTATTACGACTGCCCGCCGCTTGATAAACAGATTAAGTATCCTTTGCCTGATGGAGACAACAAAACCCCATCAACTAAAAACTTCAAGACACATGCTCCGAATGTTTTACGAAACAAGCTTCATGAGGAGCTAAGGAAGAATCGTAAAACGGCACTTCGTATGGGTATTCTTTCAAACGTCGGTAACTGGCAAATAAAAGAACATACTCTTAAGAAACTATTACGTAATGAAATTCAATGGTCTGAGTTAACTAACGACGATTTCTACTACGAATATAAACAAAAAGCCGTCGATATTAAGCTTGGTATGGATATAACTATCCTTGCTCATGAGAAACTAGTTGATGTGATCGTCCTGATTGCTGGCGATGCTGATTTCGTTCCTGCCGCTAAACATGCCCGTATAAAGGGTGTGGATTTTATCCTCGATCCAATGAACCAACAAGTTCCTCCCTCACTGGCAGAGCACGTCGATGGAGTGCAATCGAGCAACATTGTTGTTGCAATTGCTGATATTTGCAGAATCGTCCCAACAGTAAAACCTGATTGGTGGGACGATTATATTGACAGACGCAAAGAGAAAAAACTCAATCGTCAAAAGAAAACAAAATCATCTAAGAACGAGCCCAAGAAAAAAACACTTCAATCTGAAACATCCCCGGCTTAAGCCGGGGTTTCACTAATCCATTTCAAGTTTAACATCCAGAATTGAAAGGCATCCATCAATAAACCCCTCAGCCATCTGTATCTCAATGCGTATTAGTTTCTCATCCTTTCCACGCGCCTTTGCAATCTTACGCTTGGATATTCTGTATAAATAATGTGCCACAAGAAGCGAATGCTCATCAGGTCTTTTTTGCTTTAGACGTGCAAGACAACCTTCAATAATTAATGCATCACTATCTGAACAAGCCTGACGTGTTTTGCTTGTATAGGGAAGAAGCCCTTTAAACCCAGCAGCTATAGGAGAATAATCTACTCCTGAACTATCACTCGCCGCCCATGCTCCCCAACGATCCAGAACCATCTGAATATCACGCATCACCTTTCTCCGAAAAAATCAGGCCAGCACGCCAATTGCCAGCGCGCGATCGATAAAACGAAATATCAGCTCCAGCTGGGAGCCATACTTTTCTTCAAATGCCACGGTATCCGCATGCAGCTCGTCGTGATGCTTTCTGCACAAAGGCAACACAAAAAGGTCATGCGCTTTTGTTCCCATTCCACCCTGACCGTAACCTATCAGGTGGTGGGGATCATCAGCGGGCTTTCCACAACATGCACACGGCTGTGTCTTAACCCAGCGCGTGTACTTTTCATTAACCCAGCGGCGACGTTTTGGGCGTAACATAAAAGACTCCGGCGACTCCGGATCCACTTTCAGCGCCAGCACCTTTTTCGCCTTATCCTGGATGATGCTGGTGGCAGGAACCGAAGGCACAAGGTCACTTTCCCGGGTGACAGACGGCACAACAGGCTTCGGTAATCTCAGTGCCTTACGGGCTGCACTTTCCGGTAAGGCATCCGCCAGGTCATTACGAATCAGCCACCAGCACAGTTCCGGCATTGTCACAACGTGACTGTCATCAAAACCGAGATCCCGACGCACAACAGACAACACCCAGCGGGCACAGTTATCCGTTGCCATTGATTCCAGCCGTTCCGTGAACTGATCGCGCAGCTGGTTATCGCAGTGCCAGCACAGACGGATTGCGCCCGGCGCGTGTCGCATTGTTGTCATGTTCTCGCTGTGCCAGTCGGAATGAGGCCACTGGCAGCCTTTTTCACGAAGTAACCAGCTTTCAAGACATTCCACGCCACCAGCACGACGGATCACTGCCTCATTGCGGAACACGGCCCGTACGGCAGGATCATCCGCCAGCGGTTGTGATGCCGCCGGAACGGCACCACTGGCGAAAGATGAATAACGTTCCGGCTCAGGCTCCAGCAGGACACGCCCCTGCATAAACAGGGGCATCAGCTCTGAACCTGGTCTGAACAATACGATCCCCATACGCGGGGCAATTTCAGGGGTCAGTAGTGCTCTCACGGTCACCTCAATGAACGGTATCGAGCAGCTTTAACAGCTCAGGGAATCGGGATTCGAAGAAATGCGGCTGCGTCTCGCGCGGATTTGCGGGACTGGTGATGTTCTTGCCGAACATGCAGCCTTTCGCTGTCAGCGACCAGAATTTTTTGATGTTGTTAATCGAGGTACGGCTGTATCGTTCGCGTTGTTCAACGATCCCCAGCTTCGCCATCTGGTGATATGCCTGATTAGCCGTAAGGCGGATACCATACTGTTTCAGCAGTGCACTCAGCGACAGCGTAGGGCGACTTGAGCCATCAGGCGCGTCAGCAGGAGCATCAATGGCATAGCGCGGTGCCAGATTCGGTAAGCCAACAGCCTCCTGGAGTTTCTGACAGGCCCCAAGCACTGAAGAGTTAGACAGGTTTAACTCCCTGCGCATAAAGTCCAGCAGAATCACACCAGCCTGTATCTTGTCAGCAGCCTGTCCGGATAATTTTTCCGGTGCGCTGGTTACCATGTCGAAAGTACGGATCACCTTCAGATGGAATGACGGGCTGATCCACATTGCATAGGCATACACCAGTTCTTTGCAGACATACGTCCCCTGGTTATTTCCGCCACGAATAACGTTAACTGGCTCTATATTGACCGAGTTGCAAATCTGCAACTCGCTTATTAAACGTTCAGTTTGCTCATTGCGGAGCCAGAATGCAGGCTTATGCTTATCCAGAGAACCGGCAGCCCTGTGCAGATCGTTCAGGCTGTAACGCCCATAAGCATCACGACGAACTTCAATACCATCAATGACCATCAGATTATTCATACTTCGTTTCTCCTCTTAATCAGGCGGCTGCACCCGCCGGTTTCTCGTACTTACTGATAGTGATCTCGACCTTCCCTTCCGGGATAACCGGTCCCCACTCCACCAACATTCTTTTCACTTGGCTGTCGTCTTCCCACACACCCGCGTGGGTCAGGGCGTCAAACAGCGCCTTGTTATAGTTGTCCAGATCGCGGATCCGGTTATCTGGAGGAAACAACACGATCTCCACTGAAGCAGGTGCCGACGTTGGTTTCGGCAGACGACGTAACTGCTCAACTATTGCTGCGCACGCCGCGCTCTGGAATTTTCGCCCCGCCTCGCTTATCAGGCTTTTACCTGCAAACGCCCCTTTGTTGGGGTGTCGCCAGTACGTGTTCACGCTGGGCGGGAAAGGCAAGATCAGCTTCATACTTTCAGGCCCCTCTCATGTAACCAGTGGGCTGCACGCAGCCTGGCGTTTTCCTCACCGGCAAGCAGTGCGCGGATAATCCCGACCGCCTCGCTGTCGTCGTCCTTCACCGCGGTATGAAGCGTGATGCCCCGGGCCACGCCACGCTTTATCGTGATGACGCCTTTTTTCTCCAGTGCGCGAAGATGCTCCACCGCTGCATTCACTGAACGGTATCCCAGCATGGTTGCCACCTCCTGATTGGTTGGCGGGAAGCCACGTTCTTTCTGATAAGAAATCAGCATATCCAGCACCTGCTGCTGGCATTGAGTTAACGTCGTCATGCCGCCATCTCCCTGACCAGTTTTTCTGCCTGCTGGCGAACCTGCGCCAGAAAGGCCTCACCACATGCCTCAAGTTCATAGCGCCCGATGTAGCTGATTGCCGGTCCCTTCCAGGTCTTGTCGAAAACAGCAATAGCACCAGCGAAGAAAGCGCCTGTCGGCACCTGCTTCTCATCCTTCGGGATAAACCAGGCAGGCAGTTCAAAACCAATACGCCCGCGAATAAAAGCAATATGATCTGCATCTTCCGGCCACCACACTTCGCTGGTGGCAGCTTTGATCAGGAAAACATAGCGCCCGCCTTTATCACGCATGGCACTGGCATGCTTCATGATGTAACGCATGCCGGTGATGTATTGCCCCTCATGCTGACTGGCGCGGCTGTATGGGGGATTACCAAAGGCAGCACCTTTAAGCTCCGCAAGGCGTTCTGACCAGTCATGCGCCAGCGCGTTGTCTTCCGCCGTGTAATACGCAGCACATTTGGCGTTATCACCGTCAGTAAACAGATCCAGAACAAACGGGCCAAACAGAGTGTTAATTCCCCAGAAAATGTTGTCCGGCGTGCGCCACTGATCGCCCACTTCCTTCAGTTCATGGGCTGGTTTGTTCCGCAGTTCCGCCAGCGCCTGGCAATATTTATTACTCATTAAGCCCCCACGTAATTCCCTGAGAGATACCACTCTTCACCTGATGCAGCCCGCTTACTGCTTTTCCGTAAACACCGTTCACGACGCGCCAGAAAATTGTTTCGTTCTGGCTGGGAGTGGCTTTCACGGAATGCCGCCATCCACACCGTTGCAGCACGACGGTATAAGCCCCTGGACTCCAGTTCTTCCGCCTGGCGGGTCAGGCACAAAATCACCCGCGGGTCGTTAGTGCCGACATAGAAATTGCGCACAGGTCTGGTTTCACGAACTGGTTGTGGTTCCGGATCCTGCGCTCTCTCAGTCAGGCGCGGGAAATGTCTGTGTGTATCTCCTTCACAACGGTGAGCCACACGCCCACTCTGACGTAACTTGCTTGCTGACTGCAGAACGCGCTGCCGTGAGTAACCTGCAAAAGCATCCGCAATGTCTCCGGAAGTACAGCCCGGATGGGCTTCAATGAATTTCTGAACGTCATTCAAAAGACTCATGATCACCCCCTGAATCCTGCCGGGATCTGGCTGTAGTCCACGTTGTCGTAACTGGCTTTGAAGTACGGGTCTTCACGTTTTTCTGTGTGCGTGCTGACGGACGGCGATAAGCGCAGGGAAAGCTCATCCCATTTTTCCCGCAACTTCGACGGGCTGAGCACGTTACGGCACCAGAACGGATCGCGGCTGACGCGGCTGTACATCTCGCAGATTTGTTTGTGAGTACGACCATCCTGCACACACATCAGGCGAATTTCGTTTGCCCATGCTGTCCAGTTCGGTTCTTTGGGACGAACCACCTCGCCGTCACATTCGGCGGCCTGCTCGTACAGGGCAATGATTTTTTTCCAGAGCCACTGTGCGCAGGTCAAATCATCCTGCGTTCCCCACTGGCGCTTTTTAGGGCTGAATACAACCGCATCAGGATGGCGAGTTAAAAAATCCTGTTCAGCCGTCTGCGTGTCCGGTTGCGAAGCGTCCGGACGAGAAGGTTTTTTATCTGACGGATCATGTTTTGATTTTACTGACGGATCCCCGCCAGATTCTGACGGGTGAAAACCCGCTTTTTTGCCAGATTTCGACGCATCAAATTTTGACGTGTCAGATTTTGATGCGTCAGATTTTGACGGGTCAGAATCTGACAGTTGAGAAAATGCCGCTGCCTGAAGCTTCGCAACGTTAAGCTGATAAACATTCGACGCATTGCGGTTACCCTGGCGACGCGCCTTACGCGTTAACCAGCCTTCTGCTTCCAGCCGTGCGATAGCCGTTCTGACGGTACTCATCCCCGCGCCAATCTGACGGGCAATGGTTTCAATTGATGGCCAGCACACACCTTCGTCATTACTGAAATCAGCCAGGCGGGCCATAATTGCCACGCTGGATAATTTCATGCCTGATGCAGCGCAACCATCCCATACATAGCCGGTTAATTTAGTGCTCATGACCGACCTCTACTTCCCTGAATTTACGACGAAACTGTTCGAGCGGGCTGAAGCACTCATGCTCATAGCCTTCGCGGAGGTAGATAACCCGTTGTGTTTCCGGCTCCCAACGAATGACTCTGACGGGCACTCCGTAGTGATCTTTGAACCAGCGGTTAACTTGTCGCAAAGGACTGTCTCCTTCTGCCGGTTGAAATCACCCACAGCCCACTCTGCAAAGCTGTGGGTTACAATTTCCCTGTCACCTGGTACATTTACTGCATAGCAATACTCCACCTTCGCTTTTCCACCCGGTACAGGAAGCGCAATCAGTTGCGAGCGACGGTAGTGTGTTGTTAAACTGTTCATGCGTTAGTTTCTCCACAGTCACGACACGCCACGGCGCCCGGAGCTGCACACTCGCGGGCGTCATTACTTTCTGAAATGCAAAAAATTTTGTAGACCAGTGCTGCATGCTCCTGCAGCTTCGAAATTGAGAGGTACAGCTCGTCGTTAATTGCTGTCTTCTCATTCGGTTCCACTACACCGTCTTCAATTGCTGAACGAATCTGTTTTGAATAACTGCCGATCTGTTCAATGACTTCCAGCAGGCGCTGGTTTATATCGGCGTTCTCTACTTCCTCAATTTCAGGAAGCGATACGAACACCCCACCAGCAGACTGTGCGACAGCATCCGCAATGTAGTGAGTGCCAGCCGCGCGCTGTAAAACCATTGCCCATCCCAGCGGGAAAATCTGATCGCCATAGGCACGAAGGCGGTTAAATAATGCGTTCTCTGTTACATCCAGCCAGTCAGCTGCTTCAGCGTAACCACCCGGCAACGCTGCGATAGTTTTTCTGACAGCTTTCACGTACCACTCAGGCTGTTTTTCTACTTTCCAGTGATACTTACCCACGGTTAGCCTCATCGTTCTGTGGTTAAAAATTGAAGGTGTTCTGTTAATCTTTCGGATAGATATCCGGTCTTAAGTCAGATTTCGTAATTGCACCTGACGTGCATTGCTCAAGTTTTTTAGCCAGCACAAAACTGGCTTTTTTATAACCATTGAAAACCAGCCGTAAGTAGCCAGGTGTTGAGCCAACTTTTCCGGCCAACTCGCCCTGCTGTTCTTTGGTTAAAGAGTCCCAATACGCTTTCATACAATATGTACCTCCGGTATACATATTACATGATTGAAATGAACCTTCAAGATACTTGTACCTTATCGGTACAAAGGTTTTAATTTCGTTATGAAAACAATCCATGACATCCGGCGGTCTAACGCCAGAAAACTGAGAGATGGTGTTGGCGGAAATTCATCCTTTGCCACCATGATTGATCGCGAGCCAACCCAAACCAGCAGGTTTATGGGGGATGGCGCTACTAAAAATATCGGTGACAGCATGGCACGGCACATCGAAAAATGTTTCGACCTGCCTGTCGGATGGCTTGATCAAGAACACCAGACAACGAACATCACAAAAAAACCTGATGTTTCAATCACTAACAAACAAATAACGTTAGTCCCTGTCATATCATGGGTACAGGCCGGAGCATGGAAAGAAGTTGGCTATTCTGAGGTTGATTTGAGCACAGCAGAAACGTATCCCTGCCCTGTACCCTGTGGCGAAATGACTTATATCTTGCGGGTGATTGGTGATTCAATGATTGATGAGTACCGCCCTGGAGACATGATTTTTGTTGATCCCGAAGTCCCTGCCTGCCACGGTGACGACGTTATTGCATTGATGCACGATACAGGCGAAACCACCTTCAAGCGATTGATAGAAGATGGAACACAGCGTTATCTCAAAGCATTAAACCCAAACTGGCCTGAGCCTTACATTAAGATTAACGGTAATTGCTCTATAATTGGTACAGTGATTTTCTCGGGAAAACCAAGAAGATACACAATAAAGGCCTAATCAATATTTATGAACCTGCTTCGGCAGGTTTTTTTATACTTGACAATGTACCCATGAGATACATAATGTATCTAAAAGAAACATAACACAGGCAAGATTAAAACAAAATTTGGTTGTAACACGGCGTATGGCACATGCGTCGTTAGCGGTCTGGTGACGTTAAAGGGGACAATCCACTCCTTGCTCGAGCAAACAAACCAGGTAGCCGGAATGTGCAAGTCAATGATGATGCTGATAAGACGCCTAACCAGCGTGGCGATTCGGTTTGACGCCTGGGAAGAGACCAGGGTGCAACGATGAGGGCATTTATGGAACCGCGACAAAGTGTGGTGCCGTAACTGGCTAAGTGCTCTCAGCGTTGTGGTGAATGCGCAGACTGATGCGCGAAAGACATTGCAGCTATTGCGGAAAAGAGCTGTTCGGCGGGGCAATTAAACGCCCGTGAGAGTCTGAAATAACCGCAAGCCGGAGATCAGCACCGGTCACCACAACAGCCACTGCTTTGGCGGTACCAGTTTGTACACTTGCTTCCGGCTGGTACCGCTCTTTTTACAAAACAGAGAAGAGCATCACCGGACGACGGGCTCATAACCCAATCCATCCGGGCGGCTGCCACCGCAGGTGTTCTTCTCTGTTTTGTGGAGAAACTAACCGACCTTGCAGGGTCGATATGATGAGGAGCAGCAAAATGGCTAGCGAACGCAGTACTGATGTGCAGGCATTTATCGGGGAGCTGGACGGCGGCGTATTTGAAACCAAAATCGGCGCAGTTCTCAGTGAAGTCGCTTCCGGTGTGATGAACACGAAAACCAAAGGTAAGGTCTCGCTCAACCTGGAAATCGAACCATTTGATGAGAACCGTGTGAAAATCAAACACAAACTCTCATATGTTCGCCCGACTAACCGCGGGAAAATTTCCGAAGAAGACACCACCGAAACACCGATGTATGTCAATCGCGGTGGTCGCCTGACTATTCTGCAGGAAGACCAGGGACAATTACTGACTCTTGCCGGTGAACCTGACGGAAAACTCCGCGCAGCAGGTCATTAATATCGTTCTTAATTAACTGATTATTTATCTCATCACTGAATATCTTTATATAGTGAGGACTTATTATGTCTCAGAACTTAGACGCAACCGAAATTAATCAAATCCATGCCCTTATTTCTGCTCAGGGTGTTAATGAAATTATCAGTAAGATTGGTGCCGATGCTGTGGCATTGCCTGAGAATTTCCGCATTCATGATCTGGAAAAATTTAATTTAAATCGCTTCCGTTTCCGTGGTGCGCTTTCCACTGCCAGCATCGATGACTTTACCCGTTATTCTAAAGATCTTGCAGATGAAGGCACCCGCTGCTTTATCGATGCTGATAATATGCGAGCCGTCAGTGTGCTTAACCTGGGTACTATTGATGAACCAGGTCACGCAGATAACACCGCCACTCTCAAACTGAAAAAGACAGCACCGTTCTCTGCCCTGTTGTCTGTTAACGGCGAGCGTAACTCCCAGAAGTCACTGGCAGAATGGATTGAAGACTGGGCCGACTACCTTGTGGGCTTTGATGCTAATGGTGACGCCATTCAGGCAACAAAAGCGGCTGCGGCGGTCCGTAAAATCACGATTGAAGCAAACCAGACCGCTGATTTTGAAGACAATGACTTCAGCGGCAAACGCTCTCTGATGGAGTCTGTCGAAGCGAAAACTAAAGACATTATGCCAGTAGCATTTGAGTTTAAATGCGTTCCGTTTGAAGGCCTGAAAGAACGTCCGTTTAAATTACGCCTCAGCATTATCACTGGTGATCGCCCTGTACTGGTTCTGCGCATTATTCAGCTGGAAGCAGTACAGGAAGAAATGGCTAACGAATTTCGTAATCTGCTTGTTGAAAAATTCAAAGACAGCAAAGTAGAAACCTTTATTGGTACTTTCACCGCCTGATTTCATTACTGCAAATGCCCCTGCGGGGGCATTTATAGAAACGTAATTAACTCAATAATCGCCTGATGGCGAGGGTTTTCTTTAACCAAAATTCAGCGCGGTGCAGCGCATATACGTGGAGAACAAAATGTCATTTATTAAAACTTTTTCCGGGAAGCATTTTTATTATGACAGGATAAATAAAGACGACATCGATATTAACGATATCGCGGTTTCCCTTTCAAATATCTGTCGCTTTGCCGGTCATCTTTCGCACTTCTACAGCGTCGCCCAACATGCGGTTCTTTGCAGCCAGTTGGTGCCGCAGGAATTTGCTTTTGAAGCGTTAATGCATGATGCAACAGAAGCGTATTGCCAGGACATTCCCGCACCACTGAAACGCCTTCTTCCTGACTATAAACAAATGGAAGAAAAAATAGACGCCGTAATCCGTGAGAAATACGGGTTACCCCCAGTTATGAGTACGCCCGTGAAATATGCCGATCTCATCATGCTGGCAACCGAACGCCGCGATCTCGGGCTTGATGATGGCTCTTTCTGGCCTGTACTGGAAGGTATCCCGGCAACAGAGATGTTCAACGTGATTCCACTGGCACCGGGCCATGCCTACGGGATGTTTATGGAACGCTTTAACGAGTTATCGGAGTTACGCAAATGCGCATGAATGTTTTCGAAATGGAAGGGTTTCTTCGTGGGAGATGTGTACCGCGAGATCTGAAAGTAAATGAAACAGATGCTGAATACCTGGTGCGTAAATTCGATGCGCTTGAAGCTAAATGTGCAGCACAGGAAAACAAAGTAATACCAGTGTCAACTGAACTGCCACCAGCAAATGAAAGTGTTTTGTTATTCGATGCTAACGGAGAAGGCTGGCTAATTGGTTGGCGTTCTCTCTGGTACACCTGGGGACAAAAAGAAACCGGAGAATGGCAGTGGACATTTCAGGTTGGGGACCTTGAAAACGTCAATATCACTCACTGGGCAGTAATGCCAAAAGCACCGGAGGCTGGAGCATAATGACCACTTTTACCGACAAAGAACTGATTAAAGAAATTAAAGAGCGTATCAGCAGCCTTGACGTGCGAGACGATATTGAGCGCCGTGCTTATGAAATCGCACTCCTATCTCTGGAAGTAGAACCAGATGAACGCGAAGCTTATGAATTATTCATGGAAAAGCGTTTCGGTGACTTAGTAGATCGTCGGAGAGCAAAAAACGGCGATAACGAATACATGGCATGGGATATGACTCTCGGTTGGATCGTCTGGCAGCAACGAGCTGGTATCCATTTTTCAACAATGTCACAGCAAGAGGTGAAATAATGGAGCCATACAGCCTCACACTCGATGAGGCCTGTCATTTTCTCAAGATATCCAGACCGACTGCCATTAACTGGATACGCACAGGGCGTCTTCAGGCAACACGCAAAGATCCCACTAAGAATAAATCTCCTTACCTCACAACACGACAAGCCTGCATTGCGGCTCTTCAGTCTCCGCTGCATACTGTCCAGGTGAGCGCGGGTGATGGCATAACAGAGGAAAGAAAATGTCACTCTTCCGCAGAGGTGAAATATGGTACGCCAGTTTCACATTGCCGAACGGTAAAAGATTTAAACAGTCTCTTGGAACAAAGGACAAAAGGCAGGCGACAGAACTCCATGACAAGCTAAAGGCTGAAGCATGGCGGGTCAGCAAACTTGGTGAAATACCTGATATAACGTTCGAGGAAGCGTGTGTCAGGTGGCTTGAAGAGAAAGCACATAAAAAATCACTGGACGATGACAAAAGCCGGATCGGATTCTGGCTTCAACATTTCGCAGGAATGCAACTAAGAGACATTACTGAATCAAAAATTTATTCAGCAATGCAGAAAATGACGAACCGGCGTCATGAGGAAAACTGGAGACTCAGGGCAGAAGCATGCAGAAAAAAAGGGAAACCTGTTCCAGAATACACGCCAAAACCAGCGTCCGTTGCAACGAAGGCTACGCATCTTTCATTTATAAAGGCCCTACTAAGAGCCGCAGAGCGTGAATGGAAAATGCTGGATAAGGCACCAATTATTAAAGTGCCTCAACCAAAGAATAAACGGATCCGCTGGCTGGAGCCCCATGAAGCACAAAGGCTGATTGATGAATGTCCGGAGCCATTAAAGTCTGTTGTTGAATTTGCACTGGCAACAGGCTTAAGACGCTCGAACATCATCAACCTTGAATGGCAACAAATAGACATGCAGCGCCGGGTGGCATGGATAAACCCGGAAGAGAGTAAATCAAACCGCGCAATTGGCGTTGCGCTGAATGATACTGCATGTCGCGTTTTGAAAAAACAAATCGGGAATCATCACCGTTGGGTATTTGTGTACAAGGAAAGCTGTACCAAACCAGACGGAACGAAAGCGCCAACAGTAAGGAAGATGCGGTATGACGCAAACACAGCCTGGAAAGCGGCGCTGAGACGGGCTGGTATTGATGATTTCAGATTTCACGACTTGAGACACACCTGGGCAAGTTGGCTGGTTCAAGCCGGAGTCCCGTTGTCAGTGTTACAGGAAATGGGAGGCTGGGAGTCTATCGAAATGGTTCGTCGATATGCTCACCTTGCACCTAATCACCTTACCGAACACGCACGGCAAATAGACTCGATCCTGAACCCATCGGTCCCAAATTCGTCCCAGTCAAAAAATAAGGAAGGTACTAATGATGTGTAACTTATTGATTTAAATGGTGCCGATAATAGGAGTCGAACCTACGACCTTCGCATTACGAATGCGCTGCTCTACCAACTGAGCTATATCGGCCCTGAAAGGACATGTTCACGAACGTGAATCACGGTGGACAAGGTTAAAACTAACCGGGCGATGCGTCAATGGCCTTGTGAATCAAATGGCTACTTTTGCATCACCCGGTTTTATTTACGCACGAATGGTGTAATCACCAATGCCGATCCACTTGTAAGTGGTCAGTGCTTCCAGCCCCATTGGGCCACGCGCGTGGAGTTTTTGTGTGCTTACCGCCACTTCCGCACCCAGACCAAACTGGCCGCCGTCGGTAAAACGCGTAGAGGCGTTAACGTAAACAGCGGACGAATCCACTTCGTTAACAAAACGCTGGGCGTTGCGCATATCGCGGGTCAGGATCGCATCGGAGTGTTGTGTGCCGTGTTCACGAATATGGGCGATGGCATCGTCAAGATCGCTGACGATTTTGACGTTCAAATCTAATGACAGAAACTCATCGTCATACTCTTCGGCTTTAACAGCAACCACCTTCGCAGGGCCTGCCTGCAACTGCGCCAGTGCAGCTGCATCTGCGTGTAATGTCACGCCGCTTTCCGCCATTTGTTTGCTTAATGCGGGCAGGAAGCTATCGGCGATGTTTTTATTCACCAGCAACGTTTCAACCGTATTACATGTGCTCGGACGCTGAGTTTTCGCGTTGACGATCACTTTTAATGCTTCAGCGATCTCTACACTTTCATCAACGTAAATATGGCATACGCCTATACCACCTGTGATCACCGGGATTGTCGACTGTTCACGGCACAGTTTATGCAAACCAGCGCCACCACGCGGGATCAGCATGTCGATGTATTTATCCATACGCAGCATTTCACTGACCAGCGCACGGTCAGGATTATCAATCGCCTGCACGGCACCCGCCGGTAAGCCGCAGGATTTCAGGGCGTCCTGAATCACCGCCACCGTTGCAGCGTTAGTGCGACACGTTTCTTTGCCACCGCGCAGGATCACCGCATTACCGGTTTTCAGGCACAGCGAAGCGACATCAACCGTCACGTTCGGGCGCGCTTCATAAATCACGCCAATAACCCCCAGCGGTACGCGACGACGCTCAAGACGCAGGCCGCTGTCCAGTACGCCGCCATCGATTACCTGCCCCACCGGATCGGCGAGGTTGCACACCTGACGTACATCGTCGGCAATGCCTTTCAGCCGTGCGGGCGTCAGTGCCAGACGGTCAAGCATCGCTTCGCTAAGGCCATTGGCTCGCGCGTCAGCAACATCCTGGGCGTTAGCGTTGAGGATGATTTCGCTTTGTGCTTCCAGTTCATCGGCGATTTTTTCCAGCACGCGATTTTTTTCGCGGCTGGAGAGTTGCGCTAATTTATACGAGGCTTGCTTCGCGGCAATGCCCATTTGTTCCAGCAT